TCCCCGTCAGACCGAGCAGCGTCTTCACGTCGGCGAGATCGACGAGGTTGTAGTTCAACGGCTGCGTGAGAATCGTCGAAACAGTGACGCCGGGGCGCATCACGGCCCGACGTAGATGTTGAGGGTTCCCTGCGCGTTCGCGCCGGCGCCGGAGATGGTCGGCGTGACGGCCGCGTAACCTTCGATGAAGGTCGGAAAATAGCCGAGCGGCGCGGGCGCGTAACTCGCGGCTGGGCTCGCCACGGACGCGCCGGCGCCGCCGAGCAAATCGGCGCTGTCTGGGTCGAGCAGTTTGGCGACGTAGCTGGTCGTCGGGTTGGGCGTCCCGGCGATGAACTTGATCGCGACGACGCGCCCGCGCTTGATGTCGAACGCATTGCCGTTGACGTTCCCGGACGCGTCGGCGGTCCAGGCGATGGAATATTTTGTGATCGACCCGCCGAGGTCGGTCTTGGTGGTGATGATGGAGCCGGTCATGGGGTTCCTCCCCCCTCCCCCGTTTCACGGCGGAGGGGCCAAGCGGTCAGCGCCCGCTGAAAAAGTCGATCTTGTCGAGGTTCAGCGTCGCCAGACCCGCGCTGGCGGTCTTGTAGACGGTCGCCCAGGGCTGGAAGATGGCGTTGGCGCCGCTGGCGGCCCAGACGATAGAGCCGACCGGGTTGACGCGGTTGCCGTCGTAGCAGAACTGAACGTCGGCCGGGTTCTCCCAGCGAATGCTGAACACGTGCATGTTCGCGTCCGAGGTGATCGCCGAGCCGCCGGGAGGCGCGGCGGCGGCGCTATAGTTGGTCGAGACGCCGTCCTTGGCGCCGATCATCAGCGCGCCCGACGCCGACCAGTAGAAGAACATGTAACGCGCCAGATTGAGCGGGCCGCCGACCCAGGCCGAGCCGAGGCCGATCGCGGCCTGCACGCCGGCGAGGCTGGGCGCGACGGCGAGCTGCGCGCGCCATTCGAGTTCGCCGAACTTGGTCGTGTCGATGCACAGCGAGTCATTGAAATAGAGCGAGGCTTCCTCGATTTCCGAGGTCGCCGCGAGCGCGTTTTGCATCTGGCCGCCGCTGGCGTTGCTGACCAGCGCCACCGTCGGCGGCCCGGCGCCGACGATCTTCTTGACCCAGGGATAGCCGGCGGCGGGCGAGCCCGCGGCGGGCACGCCGGCGGTATGGCCGGCGCCGATGAAATCGTCGTCGAACTGGAGCGCCGCCGAGGAGGCGACCGTCTCCATGTTGGTGTCGTCCCATTCGTATTGGATGAAATTGCGGAAACCGGCGCGGGTGACCATGGCGGGGCCTCTCGGAAAGGGTGGCGATCCCTCCCCCCCTCGCGGGGGAAGGTGGCCCCGTAGGGCGTTGCGAGACGCCCGTCTTGCGACGGGCTATGCGGGAGAAGGGGCTTTAGTTGACGAGCGTGTTGATCAGATCGGCGCCCTGGTAGCGCGGATAGATCAGCAGCAGCGCCTCGGTGATGTTGGCGGCGTTCGAGGCGCTGGTCTGCAACGCGATCGAGGTGAAGCCGTTAGCGACGTCCATCGCCACCTCGGGCTCGATCTCGAAGATGATCAGCTTGTCGGCGAGCGTCGCGTCGGTCTGGAAGGTCGCGGCGAGCGCGGTCTGCAACGTCAGCGCGTCGGCCGAGGCGGTGGCGTCGTTGAGCCAGATGCGCTCGGCGAAGATCGCCTTCGAGCCCGCGCCGGCGACGTTGGTCGCCTGCAACGGCGAGAGCGTGACCTGCGCGGCGTTGCCCTGGTTGATGTGGGCGACGATCCAGGCCTTCTGCGCGCCTTTCAGCGAGTGATAGGCCGAGGTGCGGCCGGCCGCGTCGGCGGCGGCGGCGAGCAAAGCGACGGGGACGAGCTGGTTGGGAACGGAAAATTCGCGGGCCATGGGGGCCTCCTGGAAGCGGGCGCCGAGGCCCTGAAACGTGGACGGCCGGGACGGGCCCGGCCATGACGGCGTAGACCCCGGCGAAAATCGCCGGGGTCGGCTATTTTCGTTGGCTTACCGCTGCGCGATGACCACGAAGGGCGAGCGGGGGTTGCTGCCCTTGAACGGGGTGACGGCGCTCTTCCACATCGGCTGGCCGTCGGTGCGGTAGGTGATGCGGAACACCATTTCATCGGTAAGGAACGCGATGTGCATCGACGTCGCCGCCTGCACGCCGCCCTTGTCGATCAGCGTGTACTGGCTGAGGTCCGCCAGCATGATGTCGCCGGGGGAGCCGAGCGCCGCGCTGTATTCGGTCTCGATGATCGGGCGGCCGAGCAACGTGGCGTAGGGGCTCTGCGAATAGCCGCCGGGCGGCAGATAGACGGGCGCGCCGCCGGTGCCAACCACCTGGTTGAGGCCGAAGAGCTGCGGCAACGCGTCCTGGTTGATCAGCCAGACGGAATTCTTGCGGCTGCGGTTCCAGAGCCGCGACCACATGCCGTCGATGTTCTCCTTTAGGATCGTCGCCGAGGGCTGCCCGTTCTGTTTGGCCTGGCTGATCAGCGCCGTCGAGTTGAGAATGCCGAACGGCGTACCGACGCCGCTGCCTTCGTAGATCGCGTCCTCGGTCATGAACATGATTTCTTCGGCGAAGGCTTGCCCGAGGATGGCGTTGAGCGCGGAGCTGTCCTGCAGCAGCTCGTCCGTCATGTAGGCGAGGCTGAACAGCTTCTTGAGGTCGAATTCGACCCGGCGGAACTTCGGCTTGGTCGGGGTGACCGTGGTGCCTTCGCCGACCCAGTAGGACTGCACGCCGCCCCAACGGGACCCGGTGACGCGGCTGGTTTCGTCGACCGCGTTGATCTTCAGGCCGTTCGCCCCGTCGCTGATCGGGATCTTGTTCACCCGGCTCAGGATGTCGCCCATGTCGTGGGCGAGCATGAAGATGCCGGCCTGGAAGTCGGGCTGCACCAGGAAGCCGCCGCCGGTCGGATCGACCTCGGAAGCGCCGGTGGGGGCGCGCACCAGGCGGCTATCCGGGTTCATCTTGCCGGCCCGGGCCGCGAGCGCGTCTTTCGCCACGGCCTGCAATTGCTCGCCGAATGAGCGGAAGTGCTTGCCGGTATCGACGACGAAGCCCATCTCGGCGCGCGCCGAGCGGACATAGCCGTCGAACTGCCGCGCGATCGCCGGATTGAACGCCTTGCGGGTGAAGCGGTCGTCGGCGCTCGACTCGAGTTCGAACTTCTGCGCGGCGCGCGGCGCGAGATGCGGATCGGTGATGATCGGCTCGGCGAGATCGGCGCTGAGCGCCTGGGCGCGGACCGCGCGGGCGATCGTGGCGTCGAGCGCGGTCAGCTCGGTTTCGGCTGCGCCGAAGGCCGTGGCGTCCCCGAGCATCTCGTCGGTGTTGAGCTTGGCGACGAGCGCGGCGCGTTCCCGCCGCAGGTCAGCGATCTTCTTCATTTTGAGGCTCCGTCTATGCGGCGTCTCACGACGCGGCGGGGAAGCGACCCCTCACGGGGTTGCGGTTGCGGCCTGCCCAGAGCCGGCAATGCGAAGGGCGATTCCGCTGATGAGGCGGAAGCTGGGATTACGTTTCGACGCCGAGCTCCTCGAGCTTCTGGGCGGCGACCTTCAGCGCGGCCTCGGCGAGCGCGTGGCTGGTCTCGACCATGCGCTTCATCGCCTCCGCTTCGAGGAAGGGCGCGGCGGCGTTGAGCGCCGCGATAGACTGCGAAAGCGCGATCGCCGGGGCGGTGGCCTTGTTGCGGCCGGCGATGACGCCGAGCGCATCGGATGCCTTCGCCAGCGCGTCGCGCTTGGCGACGAGATCGACCGCCGCGGAGAGGTCCTGCACCTTCACGGCTCAGACCTCCTGAGCTTTGAGCGCCAGCGCGCGCGCGCGGCGCTCGTCCAGCGCGCGTTCGTTGTCCGCATTGTCGCCGTCGTCGGAATTGTCGGGATCGTCTTCCGGATCGGCGTCGTCGTCGTCGCCGATCACCTCGGTCAGCGAGTCGACCGCCGCCTTGGCGTGTTTCTTCGCCCGGCACAATTTCTCGTGGTTGGCGGCGCTGATCGCCTTGCCGGCGCGACCGAGGCCGAGGGCCCCGAGCGCGCGCTGGATGCCGCGATCGACCTCGCCGGCGACGTCGGCCGGGTCTTGCGTGCCCTGGATGTTCTCGGCGGTCTCTTCCGCCGCCATCGCGGCGATGATCTTGTTGCCCTCGTCGACCCAGGCGCGCATGCGGGCCGGAACGGGCGAACCGTCCTTCTCGTCCTCGGCTTCCTGCTCGACGCGGCGGCAGACGTAATCGGCGTAGCCCATGAGATCGCACAGGCTGGAGAGTTCGTAGAGGCCGCGCTTGCGGGCGCCGGCGCCATAGGCGCGGACGTCGAAAGCGGCCTCGGGCTTCGGCTTGGGGCTGGCGGGCATTTTGGCTTCTCTCCGGAGCGCCTCGAGTTCGGCGCGGGGAATGGCGACCTGGTTGGCGCTATCGAGCATCCGCTCGGCCCAGACGAAGATCGGCGCCGTGTCGATGCCGGCGGCGCGGGCGGTCACCAGCGCGGTCGGCAGCGCCGGCACGGGGACGGAGCTGATTTCCAAGAGCTCCTGCCGCGTGAAATCCATGCCGCCGGGGCGCTTGCGATCGGACGACGCCTTCCATTCCAGCGGCAGCCAGGAAACGCTCGTCGCGTTGAGGAAGCCGCCCTTGGTCAGGCGAAAAATGGTGTCGGCGAACGGATAGGTGTCGGCGTCGGCGTATTCGACCGTGCCGACGAGCTGCCGCGCGCGCTTCTCGATCGACGTCACCTTGCCGATCGGCGGCTGGCTCGTGTCGTGAGCGAACAGGAAGACCGGGTTTTCGAGGAAATGCTCGAGCTGCCAGCCGGCGGTCGCGATCGTGTGCAGATCCCGCGCGACGGATTCGTCGGAGAAGATGTAGGAGATCGAGCGGCCCGAGGACTCGCCGAAGACCGAGCCGGCGGAGCGGATGGCTATCTCGTCCGCCTCGTTGGGGCGCATGCCGTGAAATTCGGAAGCGGCGATGAACTTACGCATCGGGGCGCTCCTTGCTGTCGAGGACCGGCGCGGCCGAACCGACCCGATGAAGCTCGAAGCCGCGCTCCAGCAGCAGAACTTTGCCGGGCGTATTCAGCCAGCTATAAAAATATTGCGCGATGCGTTCGGCCGTCTCGCGCGTGAGGACGTGGTCGCAGGTAATGACCCAGCGGGCCGCGCGGTCCTCAATGGAGAGATCGCCTATGACCTGAAACCCGAGTGCGCGCAGCTTTTCGAGAAGTTCATCGCCATGCACGTCCCAGATGTTGCCGGGGCTGGCGACGTCTTCGAGCGCCTGGGCGGCGGTGAGTTTAGGCAACGGCGGTCTCCGGAATAAAGCCGTATCGGGTCCACACGTCGGGGAGGATCACGCGTAAGCCCCCGCGATAATGGCGCATTGAAGCCGCGCGGCGTCGATCTCGCGGCGCGCGTCTCCGGGCGTGCTGTTCGAAACGAGCGTCAGAAGCTCCGCGGAAAAGTCGCGGGCGCCGTGCTCGCCTTCGTTCACGCGAATTAACAGCCTCACCATCAATCGGTGCTTCTCGCATTCGGGAGGCAGAGCATCGCCTCTTACGAAGACCAGCAGGTCGCCATGACGGCGGCGCGGCAGAATCATTTCGATCAGAATG